GGACAATCCGTTAATTGTAGAAGGTGGCGACGTTTGGGAAATGGCTGGTTCTGAAGATGTATACTCAGGATACTTCAGAAGTTTACATAAGTAATGTAAAAACCGTGAATCATAAATATCCTCATGGTATTAACTGCCAAAACACATAATAATTCAAGGAGAATAAAATGGCATTTCAAATCTCTCCAGGCGTTCTTGTATCTGAAGTAGACTTAACAACAGTCGTACCTTCAGTTCTAACGACTGCTGGTGCATTTGCTGGAACATTCGTTTGGGGTCCAGTAAACAAATTAGTCTTAGTAGACAGCGAAATTACTTTAGCAAAAACATTTGGCAAACCAGATGACAATTCAGCAGTTTCTTTCTTCACAGCAGCCAATTTCTTGGCATACGGTAACAATTTGACTATTGTCCGTGCTGTTGGAACAGGCACATACAACGCTGTTGCTAATACTGGTCAAACAAATATTCAAGTTGCAAACGAAAGTATATTTGAAAGTAGCTATTTAAATTCAAACAATTCAAATCTTTATGGTCCTTTTATGGCCAGATATCCAGGAAATTTAGGAAATTCTTTGTCTGTAGCTGTTTGTGCTAATACAACAACATTCAACACATGGACATACAAAGGTTATTTCACTAGTGCTCCAGGTACTTCCGATTTTGTTTCTAAAGCCGGCGGTTCATCTGATGAATTACACATTGCAGTTGTAGATACTGGCGGTTTGTTCACAGGAACACAAGGTACAATTTTAGAAACATTCCCATTTGTATCTAAAGCTTCTGATGCTTCAGTAAATGGTACAACAAATTATTATAAACAAGTTATTTTTAATAACTCTAAATATATTTACGCTGTTGATCCTGTTGATTATGCAAACACTAATACTACATGGGGTTCTACATCTAATACTAATTTTTCTAGAATTTTATCGAATCAACTAATACCTTTATCTGGCGGTACAAATGTTGCTCCAGAAAATGCTGATTTAGAATCAGCTTATACACTATTTGAAAACAAAGAACAAATTGATATTTCTCTAGTATTGACAGGAGATGCATCAATAGCAACACAACAATTTGTTATTGACAATGTGGTTACACCAAGAACAGATTGTATTGCTTTGATTTCTCCGCCTAAAACAGCAGTTGTTAATCAGTCAGGTTCCGAAACTACAAACATTCAAACATGGTTAGTTTCATTAAGCCGTTCATCTTCATATGTTGTCGCTGATTCTGGTTGGAAATATCAATTAGACAAATACAATAATGTTTATCGCTGGGTACCATTGAATGGTGACATTGGTGGTTTATGTGTGTATACAGATACAGTTAAAGATCCATGGTTCTCGCCTGCTGGTTTTAACCGTGGTGCAATCAAAAATTGTATCAAGTTGGCATGGAATCCAACAAAAACATATCGTGACACATTATATGCAGCTGGTGTAAATCCTGTTGTATCGTTTGCTGGTCAAGGTACAGTATTGTTTGGAGACAAAACTCTACAAGCTAAACCATCCGCTTTTGATAGAATCAATGTTCGTAGATTGTTTATTGCTTTAGAAAAATCAATCAGCACTGCCGCTAAATTCTCATTGTTTGAATTGAATGATGAGTTTACAAGAGGTCAATTTGTTGCTTTGGTAACACCTTTCTTGAGAGATGTTCAAGGTCGCCGTGGTATTACAGACTTTAAAGTAGTTTGTGATACAACAAACAATACACCACAAGTTGTAGATTCTAATCAATTTGTTGGTGATATCTACATTAAACCTGCTCGTTCTATCAATTACATTCAATTGAATTTTGTTGCTGTTGGAACAGGTGTTGACTTTAATACTATCGTCAACGCTGCTTAATAAATACAGTTAATACTAGGAGAATAAAATGGCATTTAATGTAGCAGAATTTAGAGCGAATCTGATTGGGGAAGGTGCTCGTCCCAATCTGTTTTCAGTTTCTTTAAATTTTCCGACAACCGTTACAAACGGTTCAGCCGCTGGCCAAAAAACAACCTTTATGGCCAAGTCAGCACAATTACCAGGTTCTACTGTTGGTAATGTTACTGTACCATACTTTGGTCGTGAACTAAAGTTTGTTGGTAACAGAACCTTTACAGACTGGACTTTAACAATTATCAACGATGAAGATTTCTTGATTCGTAACAGTCTAGAAAATTGGATGAATCAATTGAACAGTCATGCTGGTAACGTCCGTGCTGCAACTGCTGTATCACCAACAGGTTATTCTGTTGATGCTGTTGTAAATCAATACGGCAAAGCAGGTGGAAATCCAATCAAATCATATAATTTTGTTGGTATGTTTCCAGTTGATTTGGCTGCTATCGATTTGGATTGGGGATCAAATGATTCTATTGAAGAATATGCAGTAACATTTGCATTCCAATACTGGGAAGCGGCTAACATCACAACTTAATTTTATTATTTTTTACAGAGGAGCTTCGGCTCCTCTTTTATGGTTACTTGAATTGGATTTTAAAAAAATATGGCAGCTATAAACAAGTTTTCTCTTTTCGGTTTTTCTATCTCTCGTGACAAGAACGAGGCAGAACAGGCCGTACAACAGTCGTTTTCGCCACCAACGAATGACGATGGTGCTCTGACGATAACTTCAGCAGCCTACTATGGTACATATGTTGACTTAGATGGTACAGCAAAGAATGAGGTTGAATTAATCTCTCGTTATCGTGAGATGGCAATGCAACCAGAAATCGAATCGGCAATTGACGATATCGTTAACGAAGCTATTTGTCAAGATGACGATGGTAAGATTATTGATATCGTATTGGATAATCTAAATGAATCTGAAAAGATTAAAAAAGCTATTCGAGCAGAGTTTCAAACCATTCTAAAGTTGTTGAACTATAACAACATGGCACAAGATATCTTCCGTAGATACTATATTGACGGCAAGATGTACTACCATATCATTATTGATAAAGAAAATCCAACTCAAGGTATCAAAGAACTCAGATACATTGATCCACGCAAACTTCGTAAAGTTCGTGAGATTAAAAAGAAAAAAGACGAACGCACAGGCGTTGATGTTATGGATGTGATTAATGAATACTATATTTACAATGATAAAGTCACTACTGGTGCTTCTAGCAATTTTGGTCCTGTTGGTGTTCGTATCACTACTGATTCCATTATTTCAGTTGTTTCCGGCCTCATGGATTCCCGTAGAGCGGTGGTTCTATCATATTTGCATAAGGCTATAAAGCCATTAAATCAGTTGCGTATGATTGAAGATGCGACAGTTATCTATCGTATCTCAAGAGCACCAGAACGTAGGATCTTCTACATTGACGTAGGTAACTTGCCTAAACTAAAGGCTGAACAATACCTGCGTGACATCATGGTTAAGTACAAGAACAAGTTGGTGTATGATGCCAACACAGGTGAAGTCAGAGATGACCGTAAGTTCTTATCAATGATGGAAGACTTTTGGTTACCACGCCGTGAAGGTGGTAAAGGCACAGAAATTACAACATTACCTGGTGGTCAAAATCTAGGTGAGTTGGAAGACGTTAAGTACTTTGAACGTAAGTTGTATAAGTCATTGAGTGTACCAATCTCTCGTTTGGAACCTAATCAAGGCTTCTCTTTAGGTAGAGTATCTGAAGTTACCCGTGATGAATTAAAATTCAGTAAGTTTGTAGATAGACTCCGTAATAAATTTGCGGATGTATTTGACCAAGCCTTGAGAGCACAATGTGTACTGAAAGGTATTTGTACTGCTGAAGAATGGGAACTATTCAAAGAAAACATTTATTATAACTTTATCAAAGATAACAATTTCACCGAACTCAAAGATGCCGAGTTGATGAGAGAAAGATTGTCTCTCCTTGGTGAAATTGATGCTTATACAGGACGTTATTTCTCACAAAAATGGATTCAAAAGAATGTATTGCGTCTTGATGACAATAGTATTGCTGAAATGCAAAAACAAATTGATAAAGAAAAACAAGAAGGACTTGGTTTACCAGTTGAAATTATGAATAATGTTGCTGGTCAAATGATGGCATCCGATATACCACAACAACCACAACATCCAGATGATGTAGAAGCAGCTCAAGCGGCAGCAGACCAAGAAGTTAAGACAACTGCAGCGGCAGCCAAAGCCAAAACCAAGTCTGAAGAAACAACCTTTGGTAAGCTTAAAAGAATATTATAAATAGGATTCATTAAGGAGAATAACATGGACACAAGAGCAATTATAGATTATGCAATGAATGACGATGCCAAGGCAATGCGTGATGCCTTGTATGCCTCTATCCACGACAGAGTTAATGCACATATTCAAGCACACAAACAAAATGTAGCACAGAGCCTTTTCCCTGAAGAACATGAAGAAGAAGAATTGGAAATGGCTACCGAATCTGTTGAAGAACTGACAGAAGGCAAAATGGATAAAATGAGTCTTTCTTCTCTATGGCATAAACACGCACAACACTCATATAGTGCTGACCAAGGATATGGTGGTGGTATGGGTGGTCATCACAGCCATCATGCAGCTACTGCTATTGAGAACCATGTTCGTAAACATCACGGCAATAAAGTAGCCGATGATATGTTGAATCATTCAGATCACCATATTGCACACGCAGAATACGCTGGTCCTGATGAATCAAAACACCATGAAAAAGAAGCGGCTAAACTAAGAGCTAAGCACGGCATTAAAGGTGATTTATACGGACACGAGGAATAATAAATGTCTAATGTTTTTACATATCAAGTCATAAAAGATACCACAGAGAAAGCGGTTATTAAGTTAACTGGTAAGTTTGATGGTTCTGGTCAAGAAGACAATGCACACCGTATTCAAGCAAATACTTTGTATGGTGCTTTGGACGCCAATGGTGTTCCATTACACACATCAGCTAGTTTAAGTAATACAGCCTTAAATTACTATGGTTTATCCATTTTTAGAGTATGGTATGATTGTGTTAATCCAACTTCCGCAGATGTTGACATTTATTGGAATGGTAATCCAACCGAAACTGCTTTGTTAGTTTCTGGTACATATGAATATGATGGTGCAGCAAACTGGGTAACAATACCAAATTCAGCAAAAGCAAACAGCCAAATCACATTGTGTAACGGTGATATTGGTATTCGTACAAGAGGTATGGCAGCCAATAATTCATATACAATTATTATGGAGTTACGCAAAGATAATGCCTACTATCAACGTGGTCAATTCGATGATCCTGGTGCATTTAACTATCCACCTTATGGAGTTACTCCATGAAACTAATTAAAGAAATCCACGAAACAGTCAACTATCTCGTAGAAGAAGCTGACGGTAAAAAGACCCTTCATATTGAAGGACCATTTTTGGTTGCTGAAAAGAAAAACCGTAATGGTCGTTTGTATGAGTATGCAACGATGAAAAATGAAGTTGCTCGTTATACTAATGAGTACATCAACAAACATCGTGCTTTTGGTGAACTAGGACATCCTGAGACACCTTCTATCAATTTGGATCGTGTATCACATTTGATTACCTCTTTAAAAGAAGACGGTACAACATGGATTGGTAAAGCAAAGATACTTGATACTCCTATGGGTGCAATAGCCAGAAACCTTATTGAAGGTGGCGCACAACTAGGTGTATCATCAAGAGGCATGGGTTCACTTGTTAACAAGAATGGTGTTAATGTAGTGCAATCAGATTTTTATCTAGCCACAGCGGCTGATATTGTAGCAGACCCTTCTGCGCCTGGAGCTTTTGTTCAAGGCATTATGGAAGGAAAAGAATGGATGTTAGTTGAAGGTGTATGGACTGAAGTTGACCAAGCGCAAGCTATTCAGCAGGTTCGTCAAGCTTCTCAAAGAGATATTGAGAGAGTAAGCTTGAAAATCTTCGAAAACTTCATGAAAAAACTTTAAATATAAATATCCAATACCAAATCAAGGAGATTTTCAAAATGGGAAAATTTAATCTAGCAGATGCCGCTAAAGCTCT